TGGGAGGGGCGTGCATACGCATGGGCGCTTATGTCTGCTGTAGCGGGCAGCCACTTTATATCTGTGTTTAGAGCAATAAGAAGATTTTTAGAGATTCAGACAATCAAGCGTATTGAGGCTGTTGTGCAGGCTGACTTTGAGCAGGGCCACAGAATGATAAAAATGCTTGGGTTTTCCCAAGAGGGAATGCTTAAGGCGTATCTACCGAATGGCGCCGACTGCGTGATGTATGGGAGGGTTTCTTAATGGAATTCATGGCGGCCGCTGGCGCATGGTTAGGATCGGCCCAAGGGGTCGCGGCTACTGCGGCGGCGGCTACAGCTGTAGCCGCTGCAAGCGCTGTTTCGCAGAGAAATACGCAAAAGAATATAGCTGAGGCAAACGCGGAAGCGGCTAGAAAGTCTGCTGAAACCGAGAGGATGCAAGGCACAGAGCGTCAGAACGCGCTGCGTAGACGGATCGCTTTAATCACCGGCACACAGAATGCCGCGATTGCGCAATCTGGCACAGGATTCGGTGGGTCTGCGGCAGATGTGATGAAGCAATCGGCCATCAACTCTGAATTCGATGTATTGACCACAAAGTATGAAAGCGAGTTACGGGCTAGAGGTTTTGGCGTGCAGGCAGCAAATGAGATGTTCGCCGGACGCAGGGCCGCGGCGGCTGGTCGTGGCGAGGCTATTGGATCAATACTTAGTGGTGCTGCACAGTATGGGCAATACAGAGGGCAAAGAAATTCAATTTCTTCTTCCCCTAGTTTGAGGACTGACGGGCCTAGATAAATATGCCTCGCATTCCTATTTATCAACAACAACAAACACCAAGCACACCGCTTGGTGATAATAGGGCGTCTTTGCAGGCGCCACATGCTTTGTCACAGAATGGAGTCGGCGCGATTGCGCGCGGCCTTAGTGATATCGCCGGTCTTGCCCAAAGTAATGCGCTTGGCAATTTAACTAGGGAAAAAGAACAAGCAGACACAGAGGCACGAATTTGGGCCGCGAACGCCACATCCAAAATTGACTTGGACATGGCGCAGCGCATACAGGAGCTTAAAGAAAACGCGCAGCCTGGCGCGCCTTCGTTCACGCCTAACTACCTTAAAGAGTTTGACGCTTATTCTGATTCTGCAATTCAAAACGCACCTAATGAGCTTGCACGTAATCTGCTGCGTGCGCATGTTGCCGCATCAAGGGATGCTTATGGAAAGTCTGCGCTGTCTTATGAAAGCGGTGAGCGAGCTAGGCATCTTGGCACCCAGATTGACGATGGCATAGGAAACTCTGCAAAAATTGTGTCGGCTAACCCGGCATGGTTTGATAGAGAGGCAGGTAAGTGGGGTAGCGCGATTAACGCATTGAATCTGCCTCAGGAAGCTAAGGAAGCGCTTAGGAAGAACGCAGAAAAGCAACTTGTTGACGCGGCAGTTGTGGCTTGGATCGACAAAAATCCAACCCAAGCATCCAAGGTCATTAACGACATTATGACCGGGGATGATCCGTCGCCATCTATCCAGTGGACGGAGAACGGTCAAACATATAGCGTGCCGTTTTCTATGGGGTCAGTTGAAGAACGCAGGGTTTGGGCAAAGTATGCCGAGTCAAAACAAAAAGAAGTGTCTGTAAAGCAGTTTGCCGGGACAATTATCGAGGCTGCTAATACCGCTGTTAGCTCAACCGATTTGATGCCTGGCGATCTAGTGGACCTTCCAACAGCAAAGGCGCAAGCATTAGACATTGCGCGCTCTACCATGGGCGACTTGACGCCAGAGCAGGCTTTGCGGATAGAGGCACAGGTAGAGAGAGCGGCGGCTGATCGTGAGAGAGATATAAAGCGCAGGCGCGAGGCAGTGATGGCCGACGCCTTTACGCGGCTTGATCAAAATGGAGGGGACTATCAAGCGCTTTTGCGCGACGCGCCACACATTGCCACGCAGCTCAACCAAGATCAATTGCAGCGCGTAAATAGATATGCCTGGGATGTGTCGGTAGGAGGCACAAGGCCAACCGATTGGGTGGCTTACGGGCAGCTTATCGACCAGCCGGAGCTGCTAAAAAGTGTCAACCTGGGAGCCATAAAGGATAAATTCAACGCTAAGGAATATTCCGGTTTAGTAAAGGCGCAGGAGTCATTGTTAAACGATCCGCAGGCCGAACAGAATCTACTAAGCACGACAGCTGTTGTAAATTCGTTGCTTAAGCAAGCGAAGGTTGCCGACGATGAAAAACATAAGAAGTTTTTCAGCTTATTGCAGCAAGGCATAGATCAGGAGCTTGCCGCGTCCGGCAAGAAGTCTTTGCCGCAAAAGCAAATTGAGGAAATGGCGAAAGATTTGCTGGTGAAGGAGATCACTGAGAGAGGCGTGTTGTGGGATTCACAGGATAAGGCTTTTGATATTGAAGTGCCTCAACTTGAGCGCTTAAAGATTGAGGCAGCCTTAATTTCTGAGGGCCTGCCAGTCAATGAGTTGAATGTGCTTAACGCATATAGATCGAAGCTGCGCCGTAAGTTTGGCTCTAGTAACCAGGAACGGCAGACTGATGATTTTGGCGGGCGCGTAGTTACGCCTAGTGACTTCCCGGACGTGCCGCCGTTACTCTCATCGGACCAAGGGCAGACGCAACCAGAGTCGCCTGATATCGGCGAACAGCGCCCAGCGCCTGCCGTTATACCGTCGTTTTAAAAATGGACGAATATAACGACATTGTTAAAGAGCAAAAGAACGAGTACCTACGTACTTCGCTATATGCTGGCGCGCATAGTCAACCAGACACAGAGGCCAAATTACAAGCGTTGGCAGAACGTGTCGGCATGCCTGTTGATGCAGTGCGCAGGAAACAACCAGAGGTTGAACTGCACGATAGGCTGCAATCATTTGATTATGAAAAGGTGATCAAAGAATCGCCAGTTCTTTCTTCGTGGTTGGCCGATCCTAAGAATGCAGCGATTGCGCACGATGATATAGACAACCTTTCGCGCACTGAAATGCTTTTTACGCATGGGCGGGATTACGCTGGGGCATTATTAGGTCAGGGCGTTATTGGTGGCGGTGTTGGCACAGCCCTATCTGGGTTTGGTGAGATTTATGGCGTTGCAGCGCGCAGCCTGGAGAGGGGCCTAGACGCTGCCCTACCGAAGTCCGCCATGGATGTATTGCGCACGCCAATACCTTGGTGGCTCGATCCAGAACAGCTACTTAAGAGGCCCGGCGGGTCATTTAAACAAGTTGGCAAAGCCATAGCCCCGCCTCAAGAGCGCCAGACCTTAGGCACGGATGTGGCAGCAGGTGTTGGCCAATTGGGGTTCCAGATCGGCGCTTATCTAATGACGGGCGGCTTGTCGTCCACATCAATGATGTTCGCCCAAGGCTCGGACATCATGGCCGAGAAAACGGCCAACGATATTGCGGACCCAGGATTGCGCGATACGGCCATTCTGACAGGCGGCGCAATCACCGCTCTTACAGAGCGCTACGGGCTAGACAAAATCCTTAACCGCGTGCCTCCGGCCATTCGCAATCGAACCCTGAGATTCATTGCCGACAAAGTGGCAGCTGGTGGCATTGAGGCGGCCCAAGAGTTCACAGAAGGGCTTTTACACGACGTGGCTAGGCGCGTGCTCACAAACAAAGACGCTGAACTACTGCAAGGCGTTGAGAGAGAAATGAGCGCTGCTGCATTGTCTGCTGCGATTGTTAGAAGCGCGTTAGGTGTTCGCGGGCACATGCAGGCAACGCAAACCGAAAATTTCATCAAGTCTTTGGCTGACGACTCAAAATCTTCAAGGCTACGCGAACGCTTACCTGAGCGGTATCGAGACCTTATCGCTAAATACACGGCAGATGGCCCGGTTCAACAAGTCATGATTCCGGCGGAGCAGTTTGCTGAGTATTTTCAATCTGTTGATATTGACCCGATGCAGGCGGCTAGTGACTTCGGGGCCGTTAATTTTGCTGAGGCGGTGGCCACTGGCGGAGATGTTGTCATACCGATGGCTGATTTTGTGGCTAAATTGGCGCCAACGGATCACCTACAAGGTCTGCTGCAAGACTTGCGATTGCTGCCTGATGAGCTGACGGCGCGCGAGTCTAAGGTGGCTGAAGACAATAGGGCCGAGTCTGATAAGCAGTTGCTTGCCGATATTGAGGAAATCAACAAAGCGTCACAGTCTTCGGCTTCCCTAGACACAGCGATTCAGCGCATTGTCTCTGATGTTGAAACACAGCTAAGCCAGCGCTATGACAAACGCACCGCTAATCAGTTGGCTACGGCCATGCGCGGTGTTGCAGTGCTGGCGCAGCGCGCGAATCCTGATGCAGACCCGCTGACAGCTGCACAGGCGCTTTGGGATCGGTATGGGTTGACAGTTAATGCGATGGCTGAGGATGGGCAGGCCGCTGCTGAGAAGTCGTTTAACCAGGCGCAAGAAACGCAAGGCAATAATTTGCGTGTCGTTGATGTATTTGGCAATGGATCGCTGTTAGAACATTATGACGATAAAAAGGGGCTTGTTTATAGTCGGCAAATCGCTCCAAGCGGCAAAATATCATGGCATGTTTCTGAGGTTTTCCCGCAAGAAGAAGGAGGAAATCAAGTTTTAGGAGAGATGTTTGCTTACAATAGTCTTGATGAAGCTAAATCTGCTGTTAAGGGATTAAGAATATCTCGCTCTAAGGTTGCGGCAAACAATCAAAAATACGGCGATATCCCTAGAATCTGGACAGGAGAATCTAAGAAGATCGCAAAGGCACTGATTGATGCTGGGATCGCTATTGATAGGTTTTCATCTTCAACGCAGTCCAAGTCAAAGTATATTTATACTGATAGCGGACTAAAGATTCGCCTTTCTGACCATGCCTTGCCAGCAGCGTATGACTCAGCAGACGTGGAGTTTCGTTTTGGTGGCTCTATAGATGAGTTTGTATCTGAGGCGCTGAAAGCAGACCAATCAGCAAGAAGGCTTGCGGATGGCGATGAGGATGGGCAGGTTATTGCCGAAAAGTCATTTAATCAATCAGCATTCACTGATAACGAGAATTTCCGTAAGTGGTTTGGAGACAGCAAGGTTGTCGCTGCTGATGCCCAACCGCTGGTTGTGTATCACGGCACGGGCAATTTAGAAAACATAACCTCGTTCAGCCCGGAGCTCACTGGCAAGGGTAACGATCAAATCGGAAGTGGCTTCTATTTCACAACAGACAGAACCGAAGCGAGCGGCTACACGTCTGCTGTGACAATGAGTGCTGGGCCGGGAGCGAAGAAATTGGGCGGAGAATCGTCGCCTGGGGTGGTTCCCGTATTTTTGAGCATTAAGAATCCGATTGTCGTTAAAGGATCGAATCTAAATGATACTGACATCAACATAACACAACAACAGGCTGAGGCGATCATTAAGCGCGCGCCGAATCTTACGGATGAAGTTGAATCGCCGCTTTGGAATTGGGAGGATATATCTGGTGGAGTGACGCCGGGCATGATTAAAAGAGTCGCGCAACACTACACAGGGTCATCGTTTATTCAGTTGGAAAATGACTTTTTTCGTGGAAACGAATCGGCGTTTCGGGAAGCAGTGCGGGACACACTTGGGTATGATGGAGTGGTGCTTACGTTTGAGGACGGCAAGCAGCATTGGGTGGCTTGGTTTCCTGAGCAAATTAAATCAGCAATCGGCAACAAAGGCACATTTGATCCAAACGATCCAAACATCCTAAACCAACCAGACAGCGCAGCAGGAACAAATCGCGGCTCGATCACAATCGGCAAAGACAGAAAAATAAGCATCAACTTATTTGAAGATGCGAACCTATCGACATTCTTGCATGAGACAGGACACTTCTATTTAGAGGTGATCAGCGACCTTGCGCAAGACGAAGGCACGAGTCAACAGGTCAAAGACGATTACGACAAAATCCTTAAATTTCTTGGCGTTGACAGCCGCGATCAAATCCAAGTTGAACACCATGAAAAATGGGCGCGGGCCAACGAAGCTTATTTCATGGAAGGCAAGGCGCCATCGCAAGAACTGCGCGGCGTATTCCAACGGTTCGGCGCTTGGCTGAAGTTCATCTACAAACAACTCGCTCAGCTAAACGTCAAACTTAACGATGACGTGCGCGGCGTACTTGACCGCATTTATGCGACCGACGAAGAAATCTCGCGCGCCAAAGAAGAAGCAGACCTTAATGCGTTGTTCGTTGATGCCAAAGCCGCAGGCATGACGGAAGCCGAATTCAAAATCTACAGCGATGCCGTGGCCCAGGAAGTGGTAGACGGCAAAGAGGCTTTGCAAAACCAGTTGATGCGCATTGAGCGCTTGAAACGCGAATCATGGTGGAAGGATGAGCGCGCCAAGGTTGCCGAAGAAGTGGCGGCAGAATTTGATGCAACGCCAACGGCACAAGCGTTTAACCGGCTGGTTGTTATTGATGGCGAAGAAAGACTCAATAAAAACCAGCTTACAGAGCGCTTCGGTGAAGATGTTTTAAAGAGTTTGCCGAGAGGTTACGGCGAAGGGCGCGGCGCTGTATATGCAGAAGATGGTCAGGATATCGACTCAATAGCCGAAGTGCTTGGGTACAGCGATGTAAACGGATTAATTGATGCTTTGGTGAATATGCCTAACCGCGCGCAATACATCGCTGCTGAGGCTGACGCCAGAATGGGGCAGCGGCATGGCGATTTACTTAACTCGATTGCTATTGCTGATGCGGCCATGGAGGCGCTGCATAATGACCAGCGCGAGAAAGTGCTGCGCATGGAGTTGCGGGCGCTCAATAAGAAAGCTCGAGAAGTTAGACCGTTTGTTAAGGCGGAGAAAGACAAGGCAGCCCAGCAACGTCGAGAAGCTGTAGCGGCCACAGAACTGCCTCCCGCTCAGGCGTTTAGGGACATCGCCCGTGGCCTGGTTGGACAAAAGCAGTGGCGTGATCTAAACCCACACTCTTACTTGGTGGCTGAGCGCAAGGCCAACAGAGCGGCGTTCAAGGCGATGGCCAAAGGTGACCACAGAGAGGCGCAAGAGCAGAAACGCAGGGAATTGCTTAATCACCACATTTATCGTGAAGCGATCGCTACAAAACAAGAGTTAGAGAAGAACTTCGCATATCTAAGTGTCATGCAATCTGACAAGCGGCGCGCAACAATCGGCAAAGCTGGCGGCCAGTATTTGGCCCAAATGGATGCCTTGCTTGAGCGGTATGAATTTAAGAATGTTTCGCAAATTGCATTGCAGCGGCGCGAGGCACTGCAAGCTTGGGTGAAAGAACAAGAAAATGAAGGGGAAGCAATATCTATCCCTGACCAGATACTAGACGAATCAAGGCGCATTAATTGGAAGCAAGCAAGTGTTGATGAATTACGGGCGCTGACTGATTCAGTTAAGAACATCGAGCACTTGGCCAGTCTTAAGAATAAGTTGCTCGTTAAGAAAAAAGCGCTTGATTTTGAGCGCGTCAAGTCTGAGCTTTTGGAAAGCGTCGATAAATCCGGCCTTAAATCGACTGGCGAACTAGGCATTGTGTCTATGCGCACAGCGAACCTTAAACAAAAAGGTGCGGCTGCGTGGCGTAAATTCGATGCTGCTCACATGAAAGTGGAGCAAATTGTAGAGTGGTTGGACGGCGGGAAAATAGACGGTCCATGGGCAAAATACTTCTTTGATCTTGCCGACCATGCGCAAACAATGGAGTATGACCTACACGCTGAAGTCACTAAGAAGATTGAGGCGTTGTCATCCGACATGCCCAGAGAATGGAGACATAGCCTTTCTGATAAAACCAACGTACGCCTACCGGGGTTTAACGACTACATGAAGCGCTACGACCTAATAAGCGCTGCGTTTAATCTTGGAAACGCACAGAATCGGCAGCGCTTAATGGATGGCTACGGGTGGAATGATGCAGACATTCAAAACATCATTAACGCACTCACGGTTCAGGATTTTGAGTTTGTTCAGGGCGTTTGGGATGCTATAGAGACACTATGGCCGCACATGGCCGATCTTGAAAAACGTCTATCTGGACTCGAACCAGAAAAGGTGGTCGCTGCTGAATTTGAAGCGGCAGGGCGCACGTGGCGCGGCGGGTATTTCCCACTTGTTTATGACCCAAAGAAGTCGAATGCTGGCGAGCAGCAGGCCAACGAAGCGCAGTCAGTACAAAACTTTGTGGCCCAAGGTTACGGAAGGGTATCGACCAACAAAGGCGCAACAAAAAAACGCTTAGAGAAGCTTAATGCTCCTGTGTTGCTTGACTATGAGCAGGTGATTACTTCGCACCTATCAAAAGTGATCAAGGACATCAGCCACCGTGAGGCTGTAATCGGCATCAATAAGATTCTAAAAAATGAAGAAATCAAAGCCACGATCATTGATCGGCTTGGCGAAGCGCACTACATGGAAATGAATAGGTGGCTTCAGACGCTTGTAAAAGATCGGGCCGATACGATTCACCAAGCATCTGGCTTGGGCGGCATTTTCATGAAAGCCAGAACAAACATGGCTATCGTGACCATGGGGTGGAAGATATCAACAATGCTTGCGCAGTTTGCTGGCATTGGGCAAACGTTGGATATTGTGAAACCTAGATTCTTTTCTAAAGCATTGATTGAGTCGGTTAATGCTCCACGTGAAACGTGGTCGTTTATTACTCAGAGATCAGGGGAGATGCGCCATAGGGCAAATACCATCGAGCGCGATTCACGTGACGCCTTGTTAAGGATGCGTGGGCAAGTCGGCATCACGGCTCAAGTTAGGCGCACGGCGTTTTACTTAACAGCAATGGCAGACCGCATGGTTTCCGTCCCCACATGGATTGGAGCATACAGACAAGCTCGCGCAGAAAACATGTCTGAAGAAGATGCAATTCGCGCAGGTGATAGGGCTGTTCGGTTATCTCAAGGCGCTGGCGGGGCAAAAGATTTAGCGGCAGTCCAGAGAAATAACGAATTGATGAAGTTGGTCACTATGTATTACTCGCCATTTAATGTGCTTTATGCGAGGCTTAGAGATGTCGGCCATCAAAGCGCTACCCAAGGAATTGGTTATTTGCCGAAAGCCACGGCAAGGTTAATTACTCTAGTTGTTCTGCCCGCTGTCATCAGTGAATTACTTGGAAATCGTGGTCCAGATGAGGATGAGGATGAGGTTTGGTGGGCGATTCGCAAGACATTGCTTTATCCGTTGGCGACTGTGCCTGTTATACGTGATTTTTCTGGATACTTTGAGGCGGCAATTATCAAAGCAAGTGGCGAGGGAGAAATGAAGTACCCTCCAAGCTACAAACTATCCCCGGTCGTTACTGCGATTGAAAAAATAATGCGAATGCCAGGGAAGATTGTTGATGCCATGGAGGGCGAAAAAGAGCCTGCCGCTGTGGCATGGGATATATTCGAGGCGTCTGGATATATAGCAGGGCTGCCAACAGCGCAAACAAGAATCACAGGTGAGTACCTAGTTGACTTGTTATCTGGCAATGAAGAACCAGAAAATGCGCCTGAATTACTTAGAGACGCGGTATTCAGAAGGCAAGCTGATAGGTAGAATTATGTATGAAAGTTATGGGGGAGAGGAATGACGGTATCAACAGAAATTAGCCGAGTAGAATACTCGGGAGACGGTTCTACAGTTGCATTTACTGTGCCGTTTTATTTTTTAGCAAGTGGTGATTTAGTTGTATACAAAAGCGATACTCTACAAACTATAACCACACACTACTCTGTTTCTGGTGCCGGGGATATTACTGGCGGCACTGTGACGTTCGTTACCGCACCAGCAAGCACAGATACCGTTGTTATTTTTCGTGACGCTGCAATCACGCAGTCAGTAGACTACGTGAGTAACGACCCATTCCCGGCAGAGACACACGAAACCGCGCTAGATCGTCTTACGATGATTGCGCAGAGAAATAGGGATTTGCTTGATAGATCACTTGTTTTGCCTGACAGCGATGTTGGCGCACCTAATATGTCTGTGCCTGATTTAGACACAAGAAAAAGTAAAACATTTTATTGGGACATAAACGGCGCACCATCTGTTGCTGATGTATCTGCGGCGACCGTAACATTTACGCCAGTAACAAACACGTTTAGCGGCGATTCATCTACTACAGATTTTATTTTAACAGATGACCCAGGTACTTCGTCAGGAATTATTGTATCCGTTGGTGGCGTTACTCAAAAGCCAGATATTGATTTTACTGTTACAAGCACAACACTCTCATTTACTTCAGCGCCAACTACAGGCACAGATAATATTTGCGTACAGATATTTAGTATTGCTCGTGCTGTTGACAGCAATGATGCTACGGTTGCTGCGGCTGAATCTGCCGCCGCTGCCGCCGCGTCTGCTGCCAGTGCAGTAGCAAGCATCCCCAACGAGATTAGAAATAAGTTTATCAATGGCGGAATGCGCATCAATCAGCGCATGGGTGATATACAAAACGTTGGCGCGTATCAAGTATTAAGTAGACCTTACAGGTACGATAGTAATAGAGCAAAGCTAATAAAGCCAGATGGTGGATATGAAGATTTATCGTTCGATAGAGGTGTAACGCTTGATCGTTGGCTTACGTTTATAAACGACTTTGGCGCTACTGGCGGCGAAGGCTACATAGAGCAGGTTAAGTGCATTGATGCAGATCAATGGGTGACATCCACGGCCTATACTGAGGGGCAGTTAGTGCGTGCGCCTAGTGGTGGATATGGCGACGGATATGTATATAGATGTGTCACTGGCCATACTTCAGGAACATGGAATACCGACGTAAAAACCGCAATTGATCCTACAAGTTGGCAGGCGATACCCAAATATTGGGCTTTGTACGGAATCTATGAAACTGATCCACTATTACAGAACAAGTACGCGCTGCATTGGGTGCAGTCCAGCGGATCATCTGCGGCTATAGCATTAGAGCAGCGCATACTTGGTGTTGATTGGATCACGGCAGGCACATACACACTTTCTTTTCTTGCTAAGGATAGGGGCGCCAGCACTGTGCCTGTACGTGGCTCAGTCATTCAAGAAATGGGTGTCGGACAGACTGACTACACATCGCAATCAGCAAATCAAAACATAACTGGAACAGCGACAGTCCAACAGCATACAATAACCCTGACTGACCCAACCTCATCACCAACTGCCGGTTATGGTGGGAACAATCGTCTTGAGTCTGTCCAAGTACAAATACAGTTCCCGACAGTTGGTGAAACGTTCGATTTGTTGATTACTGATATACAGTTTTTAAAAGGTGGGTACCAGCCATTTGTGCAAGCGCAGTACGAAGACGAACTGCGCGATTGCCAAGCTTATTTCTGGAAAACAAACCCCACTTATCTGCCATCTCGTTTTGCCTCTTATGTTGCTGATGCGGTGGCAGGCACGGCTCAGTGGAATGTGTTAGATGTTGACCAGTTATGGGACAGATACGGCCAAATCCATAATGCCAGTAGCGGCGAGTCTATTAGTTGGGGTGGCACAAACCGCGCATTTCAAAACAATGAACGTGAAACAGCCGGGTACGGCAAATTAAGAAATACCGCCGAACGCCAAGCAAAAGCCTTCCCTCACATTGGCATTATTGATTATCCAACCACAATGGTACGCGAACCTACCGTCAAAATCTATGACGTAATCGGAGCAACAGAAGGTTACGCACTAAATAACGAACGGTTTAAAGCTTCTCTGATTTTTGATCATACTGGCGTTGGCGCGACGCCAAGACCATTTGCTCAGCGTTCATTAACAAAAGTTGTGCCGTTTTATGCAACGGCTAACCGCGCTGATTTTCATGCACAAAATTTTGACCCATCTACAGTTTGGGAGGAATTTAGTTCTTCGGTCACATTAACAAGTGGGCAAGATGCAATACCTTCGGCGTTCCTGACTTTGTTTGCCGGTTATAAATATGACTGGGATTGGACTGCCAGCGGCAGCGGCACGGATGTTTACTACCTACACCTAGCAAACACGCAGTATTACAAGCTAGGCGCAGGATCACTGCTAAGCGTTGGCACGTGGGCATCATCTACTGCCTACGCAGTCGGTGATGTGGTTCAGGAAAGCGGCACAAAACGTTATTGGGAGTGCATGTCAGCGCACACTAGCACCGCTTCGCCACCAGATGAAAATGATTCTAATTGGAGGCCATACGGGCGTGTGACATTCCCGCACAAATTGCAATTTGATGGCGTCACGTCTGAGCGCTCGAATATTGCTGACCCATCAGCGCTGTTGGGCCTTGAGTGGTGGTTTGGTGATAACGACTCATTGGGTTTCAAAACTGTCTACGTGCGCATGAATGCTGGCGCGGCAGACCCTGGTTCAGCTTCCGGTCGCTTGAAAATGCAAAGCTATGACATGAACCTAGACCTTTATGAAAACCTGCTATGTCAGGCAACGTTTGATGCTGAGGTGTATTCGTTATGAGAATGTACTGGAGAGGTAATTCTGTTGTTATTGACGGGCGCGTGACTGCTCTTAATGACTCTGACGTGCAAGCACGGCTGAGAGCGGGTGAGGAAATTGTTCCAGAAGACGTGGCCAATATGACAGAAACAGTCAGGCAGAAACGAAACGCATTATTGTCTGAGTCTGATTGGGCATTGCTGCCTGACGCCGCTACGGATAAGAAAGCGTGGAAAGCTTATCGCCAATCGCTGCGAGACATACCTAAACAGTTAGGATTTCCTAACATCGTTCAGTGGCCGCAAAAGCCTGGCTAATGATTTGTTATGGCCACGCCTAGCGCCATTTTATCTGCGACGCATCATCACAATGTGATTGCGTTTTTGCGAGTGATCCGCGCGGGCGAGACATCGCAAAACGATGATGCGTACAGGATGTTATACGGCGGTGAACTGATTGCTGATTTATCAGATCATCCTCGTAAGAGAATCACAAAGAAGCTAGGCGGCAAGTCGATCACAAGCACCGCTGCGGGCGCGTATCAATTCCTGACACGCACTTGGGATGAGTGCAAAAAGGCGATGGGGCTTAAAGATTTTTCGCCACGCTCGCAAGACATTGCCGCTGTTTATCTAATCAATCGACGCGGTGCGCTTGATGACGTGATCATGGGCCGTTTTGAAAGCGCTGTGCGTAAATGTGCGCACGAGTGGGCAAGTTTACCAGGAAGCCCATACGGTCAGCCAACAAAGACAATTACACAAGCGCGTGCCGTCTATGAGCAGTACGGCGGCGAGTATGCAACGAATATCAACCTATCAACGGAGACAGCAATGCCTATACCCGCATTCATAGCAGCGGCTCTGCCCGCATTGATCGAGGCAGCGCCTAAGCTTGGCCGCATATTCAGCAGCGGTAGCGATACAGCAGAGCGAAACATGCAGGCCGCAGAAATGGTGTTAGACATTGCCAAGCAGGCGGTGGATGCGCCAAATGAGCAAGCGCTTGTTGAGTCGATTAAAACAGACCCGGCAGCGGCGCAAACAGTGCGCGAGGCCATCGACGCGAATTGGTGGCGCATTGATGAAGTTGGCGGCGGAATTGAGTCTGCACGCAAAGCAAACATTTCTCAAAGCTCAATTGAGCCACGCAGGAACATGGCGCTTTGGGTAACAATTATGTTATTGCCCCTTGTTTACATCACCGTCGTTGCTGTCTTATTTACAGGCGATTGGACAAGCGAGACAAAAGCAATGGTTGTCGCTGCTGTTATCTCTGGTGTTCTTGGCGCGATTACAGGTTATTGGTTAGGGACATCTTTTAGCAGCGCAAAAAAAGACGACAGACTAGGTGCGCTCAAATGAAAGTAACGCGCTTTGTAGACACCGACCAATACAGAGGACCGGAGCGTAGAAAAGAAGTGTTCTTGTCAGAATCTCAGATAGAACAAATAGCCGAAGAAGCGGCAAGACGAGCACTGTCTCACATGATCGATGACGGTTATAGAGCCGTTGGCAAGAACATTATAGAAAAAGGTATATGGGTCGTTGGTGTAATCGCGTGCGGCCTGTTCGCCTGGCTTGCTTCAAAAGGGTTTGTCAAAATAGGATGAAAAGAATTATCACAACAAAAGAAGATGTGACGAGCATAGGCGCCTTGTGCGACAAGCTAGCTATAGAAATTGTTGACGCCAATGCAAATCATACTAAAAATGCAATTTCACTTTTTAGAAAAACGAACATACGCGGGCGAAATTACGTTGTGCAAATTACATTCTCAATCCCGTTTGCCGGGGTCATACAATGATCAATAAAGATGATGATTTGCCATCTATAAATCCAAATAGACCAGGCATTTACAGGCTATTGATTGATGAAGCCGAAAAGATTAGGCGCGCAAGAATTGAAAAAAGAAAAACACAAAAGCTCATCATGGATTATTTAAACGAAACGCGCATGAGAGAAGCGCGGGAATTCGATGAAGAATTAGAGCGTCAAGCCTCAACGCGGCATCGCGTAGGAATACAGCGTTTCAAATAATTGAATTGATTTTTTATACAGCATTTGCACGGCGCCACGGAAATGGTGCGCCTACAGTTTTTTGGCAATTTCGTCGCGCAGTTCTTCTCGCTCGGCAAGCAATTTCTCTATAGCCTCAGCGCACAAGCGGCGTTCGTAACTTTCTGTACCAGGATAAGTTGCGTATTCTGGATTTATCCGGCTACGCAGATCGCTAATCAAATTATTGATTGTCATATTGGCTTGTATTTCATGCGTTCGTGGATGCTGTATCGTAAGTGCCGCAGTCGATCACATTACTCGGTAGTATTTCAGCGGAACCCACTGGCCTGGCTTCGGCTCGATCATGCAACCATATAAAAATGTCCAGTCGTGGCGCATGTTCATGAGCTTAGCCTGACGTTCGCAGGCGTATCTAGGCGTTATCGCTATGGTAGTAGAAACGAAGATGATTACCACTATTAAAGCATATTCAGCAAGTGTGAGTCTCATATTTCTCTCCATTCATTTTCGTAAGTGCCGCGCTTGCGGACGTCAAATGCGCCAGATTGCGCCGCAGTCATGACTGCCTGCGCGCTCCACCGTGGCAGCCTGCCGACGTAGGTTGTCGGTTGTAGACGCGGCTTAACAATTCGATCAACTGTTTTACAGTCAATTTGTAAAAATTCCGCCACATCGTCGCGGGTCCAAAGGGCTCTTGGGTCTAGGATCATTTAAAAACCTCCTGTACTGATCTGGCGCTCGCATTCTGCGAACTCGGCCGCGTCGTGATCCGCGTGCATCTTTCGTATTCGATGAAAATCGGATATCAAATCCATGGCTTTACTTGGGTGAATCAGGCTCCACACGATCATTTGATTGATCGGGACTGGTATGTATGCGTCGTCAATTTTGCATGAGCTATGTTTTGTTATTTTGGCTACATAACTGGCCTTTACTCCCTCTGTTGCTGACGGCTGCGGGTTGCCGTTTTCTCTACGCTCCCAGCATGCCGCGCATTCGCGCGTTGGCATGTTGGCTGTTTCTTCGCTGAAACCTTCGTACAGTTTCCCGCAGGTAATGCAGTTAGTTATGTGTGGCATGATTACTTTCTCAATCGCAGATTAATCTCAACCTCATTGGCAACTTCTTCTACGACCATCTTTACCAGGGCTCTTAACGCTTGCTTTGGGTCATCTTTTATGTCGGCAATGTCAATTTTTCTCGAAGAAAGTAATATCAAAACCTCATCACGCCATGCGTTTGTTTTGTCGCTCATATCTCATTCACTCCTTCGTTCGGGTCTTCGGCTATCGGCACTGGAGTGCGCGGCTCATCGTTGTCAACCCACCGCTTGACGCCATCGCTCCCGTAGTACCAATGCCGTGACACGCCGGTTGATATGTCGAATGTAATTCCAAAGCCTGTAATCATTTTTGTACCTACCTCACTCTTGCCGCAAGCCACACCCACTCTTTGCGTGCGTGGTCTGCGATGAGGAGCCATTTTTGATAAAGGTCTCTTTGAGAAAATCTAGATAGGCACCAGTAACGATGCGCAGCGCTGACAGCAACTCAGGTGCAGCCGCAATGAGCGCCGCATTCGCATCACGATTCGGATAGCACACACGCGCCACCTCGAAGCCGTCCACATCGTACACAAGCATGTCGCGCCCCTCGCGGTGTTTGCTGATGTGCCAGGAACCTGGGGTGTGACCGTACTTGACTGGTGGCACGCCCTCTATAGCCTCTCGCAACATTTCGATCTCTTTCACAAGCGCGTTCTCTCGATCAGTCTTTGGAGTGTTCGAGTCCATAGCCTGTCTGACTAACTCAGCGTTCTTGATTGCTTGGTTTTCGTTCATATTAAAATACCTCGTGTTGTGTTGAGTTCTACGTTTTTCTGCTCATCCTTCGCAACTCCAATTCCCACCCTCGCATCACCTTTACCGCGCCACGCATTTCCTTTACTTGCAATTTTGCATCGTCTCTACCAATATCATCAAGAGCAGCGGCAGCACCCAACATTGCCTCCTCTGCTGCCGCCAGAGCGGCGGCGGCATCCAATATTGCGTCATCTGCTGCCGCCAACTTGATCGACGCAATACTTTCAATCGTGTGTTTCTTCAAAATTCAAACTCCTGCTTCATAGACGATCTGCTATCAGTGCTCATATCTCATTCACTCCTTCGTTGTGGTCTTCGGGCGATGGCGCTTTTCCAAAAGATTTGAGCCAATCGACTGCGCGCCGGTAGTTTGACTTAATAGCCCACCGTGAAGCGGCCCATGCTTGTTCCATCAAGGTATATGCCCAAGCACTTTCGATCTCGCCGTCGCTTAGCGACTTGTCGCCCTCAGTCAAAAATTTTTGATACGCCCGATAGAGGTGCTCGAATTCTCGCTCCATGTATTTTTCAAAATCGTTCATCGTTTGCCTAACATTGGGTGTTCCATGTCTATATCTCATTCACTCCGTCATTTAAATCTTCAGCACAGACCGAATTCAATCTATAAAAATACGGCAACAAAGCCAGCGCCTCAGATTGATTATTCAAAATCCAAATAATCATATGATTGAGCGGGGTTGCAATCTCCTCAACCTCAACCTCAACAAGCAGGCTGCTTTTTGTATCAAGCATCTTTGCTTTGTACTCAACACGCACACCAGGCGTCTGTTGCAACTCACTCATGGCCGCCCCCGTGCTGCAAGCCACACCCACTCTTTGCGTGCGTGGTCTGCGATGCTGCGATGCCCGTGCAGCGCGGCGTGGTGCTCACGCGCTGCTTGCAGATACTGCGGCTGCCGCGTGGCTTCATAGTTGCGAAAGGCTTGCCCCTTCAGCGCCTCATGCCGTGCCGTCAGTTTGTCGTGCCGCTGTTGTATTCGGCTGAGCAACTCCAGCCGCTGGCTGACGTGCGCAATGCGCGGCGTGCGCACAGTACGATTGATGACCGACTCGGCACGTCGCACTGTGCGCGCGATTGCGGGCAGAGAGGCTATGGGGCCGATCCCCAGAGGTGCGCCGTCGAAACGCACATCAAATCTTTGTTCAATATCATTGATTCTCATGACCGATCCTCAAAAAGTAAAAAGAAGCACAATCATCAAGCAACCGTAAAAGAAACAATCAATCATCACATTAACCATTTTCCAACGCCTTCGCCTCAGTTCTATCTACCGGCCCAGCATGTACTTGTTCATCGCCAGCGCTGTTGTTGTAGTCGGGCTCTGTGCCGCCACAACTTACGAGCAATACGATCGATGAAAAAAATATAAGTTTTCTCATTTAATTTCCATAAATTAAAAAGGGATATCGTCGTGAAGCTCATCAACGCCGCCGCTAACTTGACCTAGCATTTGTTGTGCAGGCTTACGCTCTGTACGGTTTTCTGACTCTTGTGCGCCGCGTGATACAAGCATCTGCATTTGATCGGCCACAATCTCTGTTATGTACTTATCGTTCCCGTCTTTGTCTGTCCATTTGCGAGTACGCAATCTGCCCTCTACGTAAACAGCGCTCCCTTTTTTTAAATATTTATCAACGACTTCTGCCAATTTTCTGAAAAACACTACGCGGTGCCACTCTGTGTTCTCCTTTGTTTCCCCAGAATTTTTGTCTTTCCATCCGTCAGTTGTGGCAATAGACACGTTTGTGATCGCATTCCCTTCAGCGCTGTATCGTGTTTCGGGGTCTTTCCCTAGGTTTCCTACCAAAATCACTTTATTAACTGATGCCATCACATCACCTTTACTATTGATCGTTGATTTGCACTAGATGTGCGCCATACCTCTATGATTGCGTCAGCACGTGCCCTGTGCCAGCGCATGTACTCATCTGCTTCTACCGCTTCTCTATATCCCTTAATCGCCGTTTGATAATCTTCATGTGCCTTTGCCTTAATGTCTGATGCTGCCGCGCTATCACCATCTGCTATGTATCGCGCGCTTAACTGTGCTCTCAGGCTCGGTATCCACTCCTCAAGATACATACGATCAGCACGCGCTTTCGCCGCTCTAGGAGCATTTTCTTTTAACCATTCAAGCGCCGCTTCTAATGTTTCTTCTTTAATCATGTGCGCGCCTCTTGCTGTATTTTTTTAATCGCAGAGCGCTCTTTTGAATCAAGCAATGACCAAATCGCTATCTTTTCCTCTTGTTCTAAATCTTCGACTAGTTCTAAAACTTTATAATCATCGTTTGTAGATAGATAACGCTTCATTTCTGATGCGATATGTCTTGATAGGTCTGTGACTTTGATGTCTTCTTGCTTAAGAGTTGCGGCCACTGGCGCATGCCCATTTTTTGATGCGGCATTACCATCGTCATCTTCCGCCGGAACCCCAAACGCTGTTTGTAGGCTGTAACGTCTCGCATACGTAATCGCAGACCCGTAACCTTGTGCGTCTTTTTTTGTTGCGGGCACATATAGGTGCCCTGTTGCCAATGTTTCACCAGACTCATGAATGATTACTGTTTCAATACATACGCCATCTTCTGCGTCCTTGAATTGCTGGACAAATGTTAGTCCGTTTTCTGCCAGCGCTGGCTTGATTGCTTCTATTACAGACGATAGGTCGGCATACTTTGATTTGTAATGCGGGTTTGTTTTGTCTTTGACAGCGCCACCTATTTTTGTGCTTGCTTTGACTAAAGCTGTTGATATTTGTTTCATTTTGCAATTTCTCCAAGTCTTGTAAATGCTGCCCTATTTGTTGCCACCACTGCATTTGGCTTATTTCTGTGCCCTCAGTGATCCGCGACTACACAAAATCGTCCCGGTTTCCAGGTGCTCGAACGCCTGCGCATCTTCGTTTTTACATGTCTGTATCAAGTGGTATTTTTCTGCCGCCGCAAATGCTCTTTCAGTACGTGCGCCGACGGATTGCCAAAACCAGGCAAACGCTATTGCGATAATTGCGACTAAAAGAAAAATACCGATTGCCATTAAAACCTCTTTGTATTGATCGTGTAACCTGATGGCCCAGTTGCTCATAGCGGACTCGCACTTCTGGCGCATAGCACCGTAAAAAAGAAACCGTCTTTTGTGGTCTTGGGTATTGCGCTCAATGCAGTGTCATATTGCGCTGGTGGATATTTGCGCAGTTGATCGAGCATGTATGACTGCGCCTCTTTTGCTTCACGAAAATCAACCAATGTTTTGATTACTTGTGATTTTCTAATCGTCTGAATAATCATTGCTGACTCCTTATTAGGGATGACATTTCACGGCTTTCATAAGCTGCGCGCTCTGTTGATGCTTCGTCGCACTCATCATCTTTCGTTGCTTCTTCATATTCTTCGATTGCGTGGCCCTCAAAGTGCTGCATCAAAATGTTTCGTGCTGCTTTGATGTCGCCGTCCAGCACAGCTAATATCAATTTGTCTTCGTCGCACGTGCCGTGGAAATCGTCCATGTAATCGATAAGCACTCGCCGTTCACGCTCCTTGTCAAGGCCAAGCGTCTGACCTGACAGCGCTTTGTGCAAATCAACAGCTATCTGTATTGAGCGCCGCTGTATGGCTAGGCACAGCGTATTGCGCACGTGTTGAGACAGTTCTGCTCTGAGTTCTTTTTCGTTTTTCATTACGCGGCCTCTTTTGCGTAATGCGATTCCCAACGCTTTGCTACCGCCAACTCGCTTTGCAGTAGTGCGATGACCTCGATGTAACTGTCTTCTTTGTCTGTTTCGCTACGCAGCTTTGAGCGTCGAAAATCGGCTTCGACCGTCGCTATGGCTTTGCGCAGGCGGTCTACCTTTGCCCTGTGTATGCGTGCTAATTGCGGGGATGGCGTCCTGCTCAGTTCGGCTTGCATGTTCACTCCATCGGGTGGGGATGGATGAACATTAGCAAACGCTATATATTGATGTCAAGCAATTGCTAAAGTTTTTCGACGAACGGCGGGTTTGCGGTATACATCAGTGGGGATTTATATGGGCTTGAGTGGGCCTATATGGCTTTATAAATTTGTCGGAAGGGCAGTGCTGTACAGCTTACAGTAGCTTGGTGATATTTTAATTTTTATTGCTGAGCAATGCGTTCATTATGTTAATAGGCACCATTCCAGCTATACCCAAAGGTGCGAACAATAAAAGCCACCACCCTGAACCGCCAAAGAAAAACACATATACAGGTAGGCCAATGACGGCACCGGTTTGCATCAAAAAACCGATGATGCCAAAAAAATACGCAATTACTGTTCTCACTTTTTACCCCGTCCATGTGGTTCATATTCAGCTTTTGTTTGCGCTGCCTTCAAATGCCGACGATCATTCTGTGCGGCCTTGTAATCATTGCTTACGTGTTCATCGTTTACGGCTGGCTCAAATGCCAAAACAAGCGCCCTTATTTTCGCCACCTGATCTGTAGATAGGGCCTGCAATTCCCTTGCAAGAGCCAACACGTCTGGCCTAAAAGAGACCGACTGTTCATCCATCCACAACTGATCTAGTTTTAATTTTGATTCGATGCGCCTTGACGCCTTTTCACCAATTTTTCTATATCCGGTTAGCCACTGACTGACCTGCGCCGGAGACAAGTCAGTCTCAACGCAAAAATCAATCTGACGACCACCAAATAGGTCGTTAATTAGGTCTATAAGTCTTTGTTTTCTAACGCTTGATATATCCATGCTGAAAGTTACCGCATGATTAGCGTGGGCGAAATCAACAAATGCTTGATTAAATAATTCGCTTTTGCTAAATTGTGTGTATGAGCTTATCTAAATACATACACGCAAATAAAGGCAATGGCGCGCGACTAGCGCTTGGTCTTGGAATTTCTCCGTCATACCTTTCACAAATGGCGACCGGGTATCGGCCTGTAAAACCAGCGCTTTGCCCAATGATTGAGCGCTTAACTAATGGGCAAGTACGTTGTGAGGATTTGCGACCTGATATCGACTGGTCTGTCCCGGCTATGCGAGCATATCTATCACCAGAAAAGGCCGCGTGATGTCTGATCCCATAGCCACATCATCATTGAGCGCGTCGGACAGGTCACGCAAGTACGTGTCGCTTGTCTTGCAGGCCATGCAAGAGCCCGGCAGGCAGGTTGCAGCGGCCACGGTTATGGGTATGTCTGAGTCAACGGTGAGCCGGTTAAAAAACGAGCATTTACAGCATTTTGCGCTATTGCTTGCACATGTCGGGTTAAAGATTGTCCCGGCTGATCGTGTGTGCGTCTCACGCGAAACATATGAGGCAATGACGCATATTGCTACCCGCGCAATGTCAAACGCAGATGTGGCGCGGCAACTCGTTTGGGAAGACGAATAAGTGCCGCTCGCCCGTAGAACAGACCCTCAAACGTCACATGATGCAGCCGCATCAATGGGCAGGGCTGCAACGATGCAATGCGCAAAAGTGTTTAACGCACTGCGAGCACTCGGCAAAGCTGGCGCGGAACAAATAGGGGAGCGCTGCAATTTGCCAGTGTATGCGGTCAGGAAACGGCTACCAGAGCTTGAAGACGCTGGACTGATCTATCCAACGGAACACACAAGAAAAACGCTCAGCGGTCGATCTGAGCGGATTTGGGAGCTAACAGCTAACTGTTTTTTGGGGGACAAATGAACTATTACCAATTTCATATTGGCGACTACCGACGCGATACGGCGCACTTGAGCTTGCTTGAGCATGGCGTTTATCGACAACTTTTGGACTGGTATTACTTAAGCGAGGAACCGATATCTGAAGAAACCCAAGTGGTTTTACGTCGGTTATGCGCAAGAACCGAAGCGGAATTTGAGGCCATAAAAACAGTCCTAAATGAGTTTTTTTACCGTGATTCTGGATGGCATCACAAGCGCTGCGATTATGAAATTAAAGCGTATCAGGTCAATTGTCAGAAAAACAAACTCAACGGAAAGCTAGGCGGCAGGCCGAAGAAAACCCAGTCGGTTTTTTTGGGTTTTGAAAAAGAAACCCAAAAGAAACCAAAACAAAAGGCAACCAATAACCAAGAACCAATAACCAATAACCATAAACCAATAGAAAAAGAAAAAATAATAAAAAAAGAAAAAGTCGCCAGCGCTCAAATTCCAAAACCGCCAGACGTTGACGAAACCGTTTGGAACGATTTTTTGCAAATGCGAAAGGCAAAGCAAGCGCCGGTTACCGAGACCGCGATTCGAGGAATCGAAAGAGAGGCAAGCAAAGCAGGGATCAACTTACAAGACGCTTTGCAAACATGCTGCGCACAGGGCTGGCGCGGATTCAAGGCCGAGTGGGTTGAGCGCCGAAAACCGCATGCACAGCACTCGCAAACCGGCTACATGGAAACGTTCAAGGAACGCGACCAGCGCCGAGCAATGGAGGAAATGGAGCAGTGGACAGGGCGCACGCACCCGGAGCTTGAGCGAATGCGGCAACGCGACAACGCAAACGTGATCGACATCACGCCCGTACAACGAATGGAGCGCATAGCATGAGTCTGCCGATACCCTGGGTAACAAAGATTTTCGATAAGTTAACGCTGATCTACGGCAAGGCATTCAAGGCGCGATGGGAAGGTTTGTCAATCGAAGATGTTAAAGCCGACTGGGCGCAAGAGCTTGCAGGCTTTGCCGAAAACCCAGACGCCATCGCTTACGCACTTAAGCACATCCCGGCAGACAGGCCGCCTACCGTTTTGCAATTCAAGGAGCTTTGCCGCAAAGCGCCGCCGAAAACACTCGCCGCTATCAGTTACACAAGTAGCGGCGCAGGCATTGACGCTGCAAAGAGTCTGACGACGATCATTACCGGCAATCGAGCAGACCCCAAAGCATGGGCAAAGAAACTGAGGGCGCGCGAAGAAGCAGGCGAGCGTCTGAGCCCGATACAAAAAGGGATGTGGCGCGAAGCATTGCAGATTTACACGCCCATAGAAACTGATTCTGAGCGCGAAGCAAGAGTTGAGAGAGAGTCGATACAATGGGAGCAAGCTGCATGAGCTACATCGCAAAACTAAACATGATGACAAACTGGCATCCGCCGAAAGTTGTCAACCCGTTTTTGGCCGAGGCAGCGAAAGGCATCGGGCAAATCGCAACGCGGCAGCGCATGACTGCGCGTATTAAATCATCACCTAAAATTGCATCAGCAGACAAAGTGAATATGCTCTGGCGACGCGCAGAACGATATGAGCGCATCGCAGAAAATCACAAAGCGCTCAAAATACAAGCGTCGAATAATTACTCGGCTACGCGCAGCGATGATTTTTTAAAAGCTGCAAAAGAACATCACGCGGCGATGATCGGTCATCAGACGATAGCAAATCACGCACGCAGCAGCGCGCTTGATGAGATAGTTAAAGCCTCGGCGTCTAATGTGTATCGAGCTAAATTGATACAGCGGTAGTCAAGATATGGGAGTGAAATTTTATTGGGCCTCAGTACAAGGTGAAGAAGCCGGAACTGCGACATATATTTACGGAAATGAAAGATTTGATGTTGAGATGCCGGATTTTGCATCTGCGTGGAAACTAAATGTATCAATGGAAAACATGTATGCAGACGGAGTGCGGCAGGGTCATCATGACATGATGCGTGCTGTGTCCGATGCGATGAATAAAGCGGCGAGGTAATTTTATTTTTCAGCCTTCGCCTCGGCCAGCAATGCGCGAGTCTGCCAGTAGTCTATTGCGCCGTGTAATGTGCCATCACCCGCATTGATCGCGTCGTCAATCAAAGACCCAAACTTGCTCGATCTAGATAAGATGCGTGACGGATGATCAATGCCTGCGCGTATACGCCAGACCTGCCACATAATCGGCGACATGACAGACGCGCCGGACTCGTAGCGCTGCCACATGCGTAATTTGAGGTCTATTAACGCGGCGGCTTGCGTCTGAGTAAGCCCTAGCGATTCGCGCGCCGCGATGATGTCAGAAGCATTCACGGATTGCGTGCGTGCCATCGTTGAGCTTCTTTTAGTAAGCGTTTCAGACATGCGAGAGTGTCCGGTATTGGGATTTTCTTGTCGGCCTGCGCTGCTTGAAATACATCGAGCGATGATTTGTCGACGACAAAATCTGTGTACCCATTGCCGCGCGTGACGATGATGCGCACGCCACTTGAGTGATGCAGGCCGCCGTCAGCGCAGCGGCCCCACTCTTTGTGCCACTGGTAGCGCTTGCCAGTCATTCGTTTTCTTCAATGTATTCGTGCAGCGCTGCTTGTGCAGTGCCCAGCGTGTAGTACACGGTCGGAGCGTCTACGTGTTGCTCCATATCAAATAGATACGAGAGCATTGCCGCGTGTTCTGCTTCCTCGTCGGAGTCAAAAGTTTCTACGATTTTCGGATTATTGCCGCAATAGCCCCACGTCCACAGTTCGTTACCGCGCGTGTGATACGTTTTCCCAATTCCGTGAGGGGTCGTTGTTTCTTCGGCGTGCTCTAAACACAGGTCGCGCAGGGTGTGCTCTATTATTTTCTTGCTGGCACAATCAACCGTATAAACAGTCTGCGAAAAATCTACTGGCTCACGATAATTTATCATTTCAATCTCCTAAAAGAGCCGCCAACCGGTCGGCAGCGTCAATGTCATGCCTCATTAGAGTGCCTGCATAATTTCGCGCGCAGCTTGATGTGCGTTTGCCACGAGTGTTGAGCGGTTGCCGCAACGCACAATCAGATTCCCAGAATGATCTGTCCCTATCGTTGCGTCGAGGCCATCAATCGGCATATTGCATCTCGGGGGCGTATCTTCAATGGCTTTCATGATTGCAGGCACGTATCGTTCGATGAGGGCTTTTTGGGCGTCGATTGAGTAGCCGACAAAGACGTAGGTATTTCCGCCGCCCAACACTTCGCCAGTGGCCGGGCATCGATCAATCTGTTCAAAGCGTTTCGCAAAGTCCGCAACTTGTTTTAGAGGGATGCTCGGGTCTTTAATGTCAACATCGATTGACCCCCTCGACGTTACGGACACTTGCTTGCTTGTGTAGCCGTACCGGGCTTTAAGCTCGGCGCGGATAGTTTGGGCGATGTATTTGTTGCTCATGATGATCTCCTGGGAGAGCCGGCTACCGGCCGGCGTCGGTAGATACGTGCTGTATCCATAAATCACATTATACGTAATAATTACGTATTGTCAAGCCAGAAAACTACCGTTTATCGGCTAGTTGGCATGTCCAGCACTGTTAGCTTATACAGCTATTGCGTGGGGCCACGAAAATGTTCGGTCACGATGCTATATGATGTATAAATACAAGATATTGTGGTTAAGCAGCTATTAAGGCGCAATTGACCACAAGATATAGTGTTCATAACCTCGCGCGCGCGCGTTTTATTTGACGGTCATTTGATGGTTATTCGATGGTTTTGTATCATTTGATGGAGTGCAAAGAATGTCTAGCGAAATCGGGGACATATTTGATCGGAAATTATTTCCGCACGGGATGCGTCGGTTGTATGAGGCGATTGGTAAGAAAGACGCAAAAAGGGAAGACAAGGGCCGCAATGCTGCATCACTGCGAGAAAACAGCGCCGATGACATATGCAGCAATGATGGAGCAGATAGCAAGTGAGGCACATAGAGCATCAACACCAAGTAGCGCTGATTAGCTGGGCACGGCGCACGCGGGTGCCAGATGCTGATGATGTGATGCCTAAAGCTGTGATTGCTGATTACTTGCTGGCAATCCCAAACGGCGGACATAGAAACGTTATGGAGGCGGTACGGCTTAAGCGCGAGGGCGTCAAAGCTGGCGTGTCCGATTTGCTCTTGCCATTGCAACGACAGGGATACGGCGGGCTGTGGTTAGAGCTAAAAGCGCCTGGCAATAAACCTACAAAACATCAACGCAGTTGGTTGGACATAATGACTGTAGCCGGTTATCGCGCCGAGTGGGCGGACGATTGGGTCAAAGCATCAATGATTATTTTGGACTATGTGTCATGAGTGATTTGCAAAAAACACCAAACGCTACACCCACGCAGCAAATGCTTGATGAGACAGTAAATTTTATGGAGTTTGTAGAGTGGTTGGCAGACGGCAATGGATACAAGCGCTTTGCAAGCGAGAAAGCCGGTTGTAGCGTGTTTTCTTTGTTTCAATGGGCAAAAGCCACGCCTGAGCGTGTTGCTCTTGTTGATGAGGCGCAGGAGTCAATTGCAGAATCGTATGTCGAAATGGGCGAGCGCTGCCTGTTGGATGCTGATGTGTATGACAAAGAAACTGCGTCAGCCAGTGTGTCGCGTGCTAAAGCGTTAGACAATCATTATAGATGGAAGGCAAGCAAGCACGGGCGCAAGTATTCGGACAGCCTGAAGTTGCAAGGCGATAGGGATCATCCTCTTGAGTTGAGGGCGTCGATTGAGAAAATCGAACGAGTAATCATCGACCCTAAACATGTCGATACTTAAATTACAAACACCAAGGGTATATATGCCATTGCTTCAGCCCGCGCGGTACAAGGGCATACACGGTGGCCGAGGGTCGGGGAAATCTCACTTTTTTGCCGAATTATGGCTCGAAGAAAACGTTAGTTTTAAGTATGATTTTGTGTGCTTAAGGGAGACTCTAAAAAGCCTTGAGTTTTCTGTAAAAAAACTCCTTGAATCAAAAATACAGCTATACAACGCAGGCGCATACTTTGAAGTCCAAGACAGGCGGATATTCAGCACTAGGGGTGGGGTTACTATTTTCGAGGGGATGCAGAACCATACAGCAGACTCTATCAAATCTCTTGAGGGATTCGACAGGGGTTGGTTTGAGGAAGCCCAGAATGCTAGTGATAAGAGTCTTACCCTACTCAGGCCGACACTGAGGAAACCAGGTTCGCAGTTGTGGTTTGGTTGGAACCCAATGTTACCAACTGACCCGGTTGACGTTCTACTTCGCAGCGAACATCCGCCACCAGATTCGATCATTGTAGAAGCGAACTATATGGACAATCCATTTTTGCCGGATGAGTTGCAAGCAGAAATGGATTATGACCGCGCCCGAGACCCAGATAAGTATGCGCATGTTTGGTTGGGAAAATACAAACAAAACAGCGAAGCAAGGGTGTTTAGAAACTGGCGTGTCGAGGAGTTTGATACTAAACCAGGCGCTGTATTCAGGCTCGGTGCTGACTGGGGGTTTTCTGTCGATCCAAGCGTGTTGGTGAGATGCTACATAGAGGGGAAAAACTTATATGTAGATTATGAGGCGTATATGATTGGTTGTGAGATAGACCAACTTCCGGACTTGTTTGATCGGGTACCAGATGCGAGGAAATACTTTATTACCGCAGACAGCGCCAGGCCGGAAACCATAAGTTACATGCGCAAACATGGTTTCCCACGCATTAACTCAGCAATAAAAGGCGCACGATCTTTAGAAGAGGGTATTGAGTTCCTAAGGACATTTGATATTATTGTTCATCCTAGATGCACTCATTTGATCGATGAATTAACTTTGTACAGTTACAAAACAGACCCATTAACTAATGTTGTTATTCCTGTTTTAGAAGACAAGAACAACCACGTGATAGATGCGCTTAGATACGCTTGCGAAGGTGTGAGGAAAGCAAAACAGCAACACAAAACAAGTGCTGGAATTTCAGATTACGCAATTTTTGGATAGGGGGAAAAATGGGGGGATTTTTAAGAGGCAGTAAGCCGCCACCGCCACCGGAGCCGCCGCCACCGCCAACCATTGATGAGGCGTCGGAAAAGGTGGCAGCGCGTGATAGCTCACGCAGGCGTAGAGGTCGCGCCGCGACGATACTTACATCGCCCGAAGGTGTTGGTGATTCTAAAGTGTTTACCAAGACATTGTTAGGCAGTTAATTGGACTCGCGCGCGGAAGAAATAATTAGGCGCCATGAGCGTCTCAAGTCGGAGCGCTCGGTTTGGGAGTCCCATTGGCAAGAAGTTGCAGAGCGCGTCTGGCCTGATCGAGCGTTGTTCATAACGCGCGATATAACGAGTGGCGCTAAGCGTAACGAAAAGATGTTCGACGCAACGGCAGCGCTTGCTCTAACAAGATTCGCTGCCGCGATGGAATCCATGCTTACGCCCCGCACTGGGCGGTGGCACAAGTTGCGGATGAGTGATGACAAAATAAATGAGATTCCGGCAGTCCAAAAATACTTAGACGAAGTAACAGACATTCTATTTCGTAGCAGATACGCGCCGCGTGCTAACTTTGCCTCACAGATGCACGAAAGCTACATGTCAATAGGAGCGTTCGGCAGCGGAGGCGTATTCATAGACGATATGCTTGGCGACGGGATTAGGTACAAATCGCTTGATCTTGGGAATGTGTTTTTCTGTGAAAACAGATATGGCATTGTCGATACAGTGCACAGGGCATTTCGGTACACGGCACGGCAAGCCATGCAGCACTTTGACCAAGACAAATTGCCGACAAAGATCAAGACCGCATATGAGAAAAACCCAGAGGAAAAGTTTGAATTCTTGCACTGTGTAAAGCCAGCGGACGAGATTGGAGAAAAAGGCGCAGCATATGGGAATCGTCCGATAGCATCGTATTACGTAGCTGTAGAAGCAAAGGCAATTGTGGAAGAAGGCGGCTATTACACGATGCCATATGCGCTTGGCCGGTACATCACTGCACCCATGGAGGTATACGGACGTTCGCCAGCGATGATGGTGTTGCCTAGCATCAAGATGTTAAACGAAATGCAAAAGACCATTATTCGGTCTGCGCATTTGGCGGTATCGCCACCATTATTGTTGCAAGACGATGGCGCTCTGCAAGCATTTGATCTGCGGCCAAACGCACTTAATTACGGGACGGTTGACGAAAGAGGGCAGCCGCTTGTGCACCCACTGAATACAGGTGCAAATGTAAATATTGGGCTCGATATGATCGAGGCACAGCAGCGCGTCATCAATGATGCGTTTTTGGTGACACTGTTTCAAATCCTTGTTGATCAGCCAAATATGACGGCTACAGAGGCAATGCTGCGCGCGCAAGAGAAGGGCGCTTTGCTTGCCCCAACAATGGGCAGGCAACAGTCAGAAATGTTAGGGCCGATGATTGAGCGCGAGCTAGATATTTTAGCTAGAGCGGGCGCGTTGCCTGAAATGCCGCAAGAGTTGGTAGAGGCTGGTGGTTTTGTGGATGTTGAGTACGTGTCGCCACTCAATCGTGTGCAGCGTGCCGATGAAGGCGTTGCGATTATGCGCACTGCTGAAGCGGCAGGGATCATTGGGCAATTCGATCCACGTGCACTTAAGGCGTATGACTGGCTAGAGGCCGTCAGAGAGATAGGCGAAATCAATGGTGTGCCCGCGAAATTAAAGTTATCTGACGACGATATTGCGGACATGGAAGATCAGCAGGATCAAGCAGCGCAAATGAACGCATTGCTTGGCGCCGCGCCCATTGCTGCGCAGACCGCTAAAACAATGGCGGAAACACAGCAAATAGCATCCCAGGGCGCACCAGCAATACTGCCTCAGTAACATATGGCCAATCAAGCACAAAAGATACAAGAGCGCAGGCAGGCATACAGACGCTGCTTTATGGATGGCGAAGGTAAGTTAACACCAGATGCCGAGCTTGTATTAGCCGACTTGGCTCGGTTTTGCCGTTGGTACCGGCACCAAACAGTTATATCACCCACATCAAAACAAACAGATGTTCCTGCCTCTTTTCAGGCAATAGGCAGGCGTGAGGTGTACGCGCGGGTCATAGCGCATTTACACACAGATGACGCAGATTTATTTCGTAACTCAGAGAGAGAGGCAATAAATGAGTGATGCAAACGCAGGGTCGGTATTATCCGGCAACTCTGCGCCAAACGCTGTAGACGGCCAAGGCGCAAACCAAGTGGCTAATCAAGGCACTGGCGATGCGCCGCAGGACTGGTCGGCGTCATTCAGCGATGATATGCGCGGAATGATTCAGACCAAGGGATGGAAGTCACCGGCCGACGCCATTAACTCATACGTCAATCTTGAGCGGCTGCTAGGCGCTGACAAAGCAGGCCGTGGTGTTGTGCTGCCTAAGGACGATGCGCCTAAGGAGGATTGGGATCAGTTTTATACAAAGCTAGGTCGCCCAGAATCCCCAGACAAATACAACATCAAAGCGCCTGACGGAAACACAAGTGAGTTCGGACAGGCTGCGGCAGCGCGCTTCCACGAGCTCGGCATAACAGCGAAACAGGCTGAGGGCCTAACAGAGTGGTGGAACGAATACGCTGGCAGTCATGCGCAAAATAGTGATGCCGAGTTTGAGCAGAAATCAGCAATAGATGTGCAGGATTTGAGGAAGGCATGGGGTGATAAGTTCGACGCAAATGCCGAACTCGCTAGGCGCGCACGGCGCGAAGCTGGCCTTTCTGAAGATGAGGGCGTGGCTATAGAAAAAGCATTGGGCCTCAAAAAAGCAGCCGAAGTATTCGCATTTTTAGGTAAGCAATTCGCAGAATCTCCGATCAAAGGAGGCGAGGGCGAGCGCGCTAGTAGTTTTGGCGCAACACCGGCAGACGCTAAAGCAAGGATAGCCGCCCTAAAGAATGATACTAACTGGACAGCAAAATACTTAAATGGAGATATAGACGCGCGCCAAGAATTTGAGCGTTTACATAGGATTGCATTTCCAGAAACCTAGTGATAGTATTTGCGCAACTTAGTAATAAGTTAGTTATGCGGACAAGTCCAATAAGACCCCGCTGACGCATCAAAGATGCCGTTTCAGCCCTGACGTTCAGGGCTAGAAGCTGGCCCCGCATTGCGGACAAGCCCTTCGAGAACCGAAGTTTTCTTTCGTTTTTCAGGAGGGACATAATGTCCGTGAACCTTACTACTCATTTCGTGCAGCAATACAGCACGAACATTCAATTACTTCTTCAGCAAAAAGGCTCGAAGTTGCGCGACTCGGTAACGGTCGGCAGCTATACGGGTAAAGCCGCGTCCCCTGTTGATCAGGTCGGCGCAATCGAAATGCAGCCAGTGACTTCGCGCTTTGCCGCAATGTCACGCGTGGATGCGCCTACGGATCGTCGGTGGGTTTACCCGAGCGACTTTGACCTGCCACAACTGATTGACTCGTTCGACAAGTTGCGGTTGATCACAGATCCCAAGTCAAGCTACGTTCAAAACGC